AGCATGGCGTTTTACCAGTGCTTGATGATGAGCTGCAAAAATTGTATCGATTGATCACTGCTGGTCACGAATTGGCTCTTCGCCTGAAGAAGGACAATAAGGAACCTTTGTTGGCTTATTTGACTCCGGTCATGCGGGAGTTGACAAAACTCCATGACACAGTCAAAGAACGGTTGATGACCGCAAAGAAGCCACCGATTGTTCCAGTTCTGGCAGTTTTTATGGGGACAAAATCTGGCACGGGCAAAAGCACAGCAATGAATGCATTGGAGGAAGCTCTGAGCATCAAAAGTTGTGAAGATCCCTCAACAGGAAAGACTGATATGAAGAAGTTGGAAAGTTGGAAGAAAAGCAAGAAACCATATGTCCATTTCACCAATGGTGACAAGTGGGACGATGGCATCAATAACAGTACAGAAATTGTGCGAATCAATGAAGCTTTTATGAAAACGACAGCCCCAGGGATGGAAAACTCAGATGCAGAACGCATCATTAAATGGGTTAACCCTGAAGAACTGTCTGTTCAATTTTCTTCTGTTGAACAGAAAGGTACGACTGGTGTTAGGCCTAAGTTCATACTGGCAACAACCAACGTGTCTGATTTTGCACAACAAAAACAGATTGTGAACCCCCAAGCTGTTGTCCGTAGGATACAGGATGGCATTAACGAAGGGACTGTGATTTGGTTCGAGGGTTTGAGTGAAGGCTCTTCCAAAGGTTTTGACCCAACCCGTTTGAATATGACCATCGCAAAAAGGGTTCAGGGTGAACAGTCCATGTCCTTTGAGAAAGGAACGGAAGCAGTCACCTTTTCCCAAGTCGTTGAGAACTGCTGTAAAGCGGCAGATACGCACAGGAAAGAAGGACTGCAACAAGCTGCGGATTTCCAGATCCAGGCAGAAAGGATCATGGACAGTTATTATCGTGCCAGATCGTTGCCTCAGGAGGTAAATGACTTGCTCGATGAAGCAGCAGAAGAGTTCGACATCAAAGCTCAAGGAATTGAGGATGATCCGATTGTGGTGGAGCAAGCACCATTTAGTCCGGATGACCCCGGTTTCACGGATAATGATATTGAAGGACACACTTTCACCGTTACCAACATGAAGTTGGACGATGATAGGCAAGGGACCAAGCAAGAAATGATTCTTGCCTTTGACGAGTGTGAGCACTGTCACAATGAAGAAATTATTGAGTATGAAACCTTCAGGGCAGGGAAGTTTGGAACAATTAATGCGACTTCCACTCTTGTCCGCTCATTCAAATTCAGAAAGCCAGTCCTATTGCAAGTCCGTGGATTTGTGCTTCGGTATAGGGGACCAAAAGTCACTATTAGCGAAGTTAAGAACATTTCAGGAATGGACATTGGTGATATGCCAAGCCTCGAAGAAGTGGGTGATGAAGGACATTTCTTCACAATTGGGAAGTACAAGTTTTCGCTCGACAGAGCGTACACAAGGAGCTTCTTCATTAAGGAGATGTTCGTGCATGACCTCCAATTCATTGGTCATGCAATCGCCTTCCAAGGGATTGTTGGTGTTGCCAAGGCAGAAGTTAGAGTCAAGGTCGCTGAAAAATTCGGCCTTCATTCTTGGTACCCCAGTTATCGTGTGATAAGTTTGTTCAAGCGATGGGGTTACAAAGACGACAAAATTCGTCTGCCTTTTTGGTCTTGGCGTATCCAGATGACACTAGAGCACCCCACTTGGGGAGGAATAAGCATTGGGCATGACTCGTTTGCTTTTGCTACGTGGCTGTTGGATTCTGTTCTTGAACTTGCCATTGACCCCCTGTTTGTGTTCAATTATCTAGTAACAAATTGTGCTGAGATTGGCCGCATGACGGGAAAACAAATTGCCGATTTTGTCAAAGGATTTGACAAAAAGAGGCTGACTATGGTTGCAACTGTGAAAGAATTCCCATCAAAAGTTTGGGAAACTTTGAAACAAGGCGTTGAGTACCTAAAGAACAAGCTGTATGATGCTGCAAAGGCGGTGTGGAAATTTTTCACTGAACATGCGGCACTTATTGCTACTCTCATTTCAGTTATTGCAACTGGCATTGGAGTCTTTTATGGGTTCTCAAACAGCTCTGAAGTTACGAT